TAGAATACAGCCTCATCCAAGTCATTTATGAATTTAACTAAGTGTCTAGTCTTAGCTGAAGTTTGAGTGCCTATTCTATTCGCCTTAGTTTCTATATAGGCATTAAAGTTTGTTTCTCGTATTGCTTGTATCATCTACTATATATATAGAAAAGGCTTGTATTTATTTGCTTATTACTTCTTTTTAAAAGAAAAGAGGGCTTAAAAGCCCCCTAATCCAAGAATATATGAAAACTACTAATTAAGAAGTTACGATTGTTCCCATTGTAAATGCTGCATTATCGAAAGGGTCTGTAGTGTAGTCCGCAACCATTGGAAAAGGAATACTCTCCATTCCGTCAAAGGTAAGAGTGTAACCTCCTCTGTCTCCCCAAGCAGCTCCAGAATCCATTGTACCTGCATTAAGCTCCATTCCATTAGTAACACCTAATCCAACAATAACATCGTGTCCGTTTGGTAATTGTGAGTTTAATTGAGCAAAACATACCACTTTAGTTGCCCCTAATAATTTAATTTGATTTTGATCCTCTTTAGTAAGTCTGTTAAGAATTACACTTAAAGTTGGAGTATAGTAAATAGTTCCGTTTTCACGAGAACCTACTATTGTTTCTGTCATACTAGCTACACCTAAAGGCATAGTATATCTGTATAGTACATTAGTAGACATTTCAATATCTGAAATTTCTCCCGTTGCCTGTACTATTCCTACTGTTTCTATTGGTGCTGTAAATTGGTCATAGACTCCGAAGTAGACATACTTGATGCCGCCACTCGTTCTATTGCAATCCAATCCACGCCCCTTTGATAATATTCCACAAGCCATTTTTTAATTTTTTTTAAGTTAAGGGAGTGCTTTTACACACTCCCATTTTTTATTATTATGAACAAAGAACTAAATCAGCACCTACTCCTGTTTGTGTTCCTGCTGAGTATCTGCAAACCATTCTCATATTATCACTTCCGTCAAGATTAGCCATATCTAAAAGTTGAATACGAGGCGAAGAACTTAATCCATCACTTAAGAGATCCGTACCGAAGAACATATTTGACTTAGCACCTACTACGATTGCTGCATTTTGTAATCCATTAACTACTGCAATTTTAATTCCATTGAATTGTCTACTGTAGTCGTCTGACATATTTCCGTAAGGGAAACCAGTTAAAGCAGAAACTGCTTGAATATATAATTGCCAATTTTGTTGATTGATGAAGATGTATAAATCTTCTTTCCCAATTACTGCTGCTGGTACTGCATCAATCGCTGCTTGTAAGTCTGCTAAAATTGTTCCGACAACTGGAGCTACACCTGCACCTCCTGTTAATACTGCTTGATTAACTGTTGCGTCATTACCTGCTCTTAACCATCCTGCTGCTCCTGCTCCTGTGAAACCAATAAAGTCTCCACCTGCATTAGCTACACCTGCCCATATTGAAGTTTCAGTTGCACTAGCAATTACTTCTCCCATATAAGAGATAACATAGTCATCAAAAGATGCTGGAGGAGGCGCACCTGCTCCGGCTCTCATTTGCATCGCTTCAAAGCTGTCCAAAAGCACAGCCTTGCATAAATCTAAGTTAATTTGGTTATTGGCAGGGGTAAGCACCTTCTCGGTAAGAGCAAGTGTTCCTGCATCATTGAAATCGCACGTAGCGGCTGCAACTGGGGTTACAGTGGCATCCATAACCTGGATGTTACTCTGTAGTTTGATATTTTCTATCATTGTTAAGTAGTCTAAAGATACTACTGATTGAAGTGCTCCCGAAATGTAAAATCCCGCTGCCTTCCCTGCATAATTACTTGTCGCTGTAAAAGCCATAGTTTTGTTTTTTTAAAATTATTATTTGTATAAGTTATATAAGTATTTCTCCTGCTTAGTCATTCTTTGAAGTTCTTGCTTAGTAGGAGCTGCTCTTTCTGAGCTAAATTTATTTGTATTTATCGGAGCATCAGCAGGACTTTCTGCTAATTCCGTTTTAAGTTTTTCGTTTTCAGCTTTTAAGTTTTCTAATTCTTCTTCAGCAGAAAATTCAACTGTTTCTGTAGTCTTAATAGATTTAGGTTTATCAGATACTTCTTCAGCAGCCATTTCTTCTGACTCATCATCCCCACCTTCTTTGTCTCTTTTTAAGTCTGCAACCGCATCCTCTAGGTTCTGGATTCTTTTTTCCATTCCAGCCCAATCTTCCACGTCTGCTTCTTTACCATCATCTTCAGCAGCTTCAACTTCTTCTGTTTCTTCTTCTTCTGTTTCTGATTCTAAAACTTCAGCTACTATTCCTTCATCTTCTACACGGAAAGATACGCCTGTGTCTAATTTATAAGTTCCTGCTGGTACAGGTATTGTCGTGCCATCCTCTGTTAAAACTGAGATGTCCACCCCTGCTTCTAATTCTTCAGCAGTTGAAACAAAAATAGTTCCGTCATCAGACTTTGCCTGAAAGCCTAATTTAGTTTCTTCTTTGTTAAGTCCAAGTGCTACTAATATTTGATTTTTTAAATCCATTGTTTCGTTTTTTAGTGAGTTCATTATAGTTAAAGAAATTATTGTTACTTATTTGATTTTGTGATTATTTCATTTAAAGCCTTTAGTATTTCTTCATTAGTTGGCTCTTGGTTTTGCATAGCTTGAAATTTTGAAGTGAAGTAGCCCTCAATAGATAGCCCTTTAATAGAGCCGTCTTTCACCTTATCCCATAGCTCTTCATTTTCTATTTTCATTTTTACCATCCAAGTTCCTTTTTTTAATTCAAACCCGTAAAGTCTAGACTTGTCAATTTTAGGATCTTCTATAATCCAAGACTCAACAGTTAAAACTCCTGATACTCTATCTTGGTGTTCTAAGGTAGCTTTATGATGGTTATTGTTTTTTAAGAAACTATAAGCACAATTCTTAACAGTATCTTTACTGAAATAAACATAGTAGTCAGAATCCGTATCTGCATCATAACGGTAGATATTCTTATCGGGGATGAGGGCGGGAGAAATTAATTCACGCTTATCCTCATCTACTTTAGCTAAAGTCAAGTTATTCTTAGCCTTACTCATATAGACCATATTTTCTTCTATGGCTGGAGCTGATACAAGACTGATACAGTCAATCGCTAAAGCTTCTTCAGAAGGGTCTATTACTAATTCAACTATTGCAGTTGTTTTCATTTCTTCGTAGGAGTGGTTTGCATCTTCACATTCTTGCAGAGTGTCGTATTTACATTCTCCTGTTTCACCCCATTTATATTTTCCATCTTTACATTGTGTACACGGCATATTATATATATAGATTAAATTATTATTTATTTGATTTTTAGATTGTAGCCCTTCGTCTTATAATAGCTAATTTGTTTTGGTTATTTGTAATGTCATCACTCACCACGTAAGCCCTAGCTGGTTCTACTGCTTGACCTCCACCTAAAGTAAACGCTCCTGACATCATCTCAGGTGCAGGAGGAGCTGCGGGGACTGAAGCATTAACACCACCACCACCACCGCCTTCAGGATTTGCAGATAATATCTTTTGTATAGAAGCTGCTCCCATAACTCCTGTCGCTATTGATTGAGCTATATTCCAAGGAGCAGGTACAGTAGCCATAGCATTCATAATAGCTTGTTGTGTGTTGTAAACAGTCCTAGCTACTGCTATTCCTTTTGCGACAACAGAACCTTCTTTAGCTAAACTAGAAGCAGCATCAAAGCCCATAGAAATAGACTTTTGTTTTTCGGTTTCATAAATATCATCTGTTTTCTTTTTATCAGCTATAGCTTTTTCTTGGTCAGCTAATTGTTTTTTATTCCATTTATCATTGTCTTTTATCTTTTTATCCCAGGCTGCATCATCTTCTTTTTGCGCCTTATCAACATATTTTTTCTGTATAACTAAAAGATCAGATTGGTATTTTTCTTCTAAAACAATCAGGGCTGCATCTTTTACTTCTTGAGAAGCCGTGCTATCTAATATGGCTTGATCTGCTGCTTCTTTAGCATCTTCTAGTTTTGCCTTTTCAACTTCTTCTGCTGTCTCTAATGTCCTGTAATATAATTCTTGTTTTACCTTTTCAAGTTGTTTAGCAATTGACAATTCTTCAGCAGCCGTTTTCTTCTGTTTTGCTATCCAAGCATCAGCATTTTTCTTTTTTGTATCTAGTGCTTTTTTAGCTAGTTCTTCTGCATCTTTTTCTGCTTGTTTTTCTGCTGTTTTTCTAATAGCAGCTAACTCATCTTCAGCAGCAAGACTGTCAGTATATCGTTGGTTTTCTAATTTCTGTAATTCTTGGGTTGCGGTGTTTAGTCCTTTAGTAGATTTAGCGGTCGCATCTCTTGCTTTGGAGAAAGCACTCTCATTGTCAGTTGCCACCTTATTCCATTCATCAGCTGCCAGAGCGTTTTTCTGTTCGTGTCTATACCAACTTTGATTTTTTTGAAATCCTTTCTCTGCTACTGCTAAAACTTTCTTTTGTGCTGCTATTTTTGCTTCAAGTATTTCTTTATCGGCTGCTGCATTATCTTTAGAAGCCTGTAGTCTTTCTTCTTCACTTTTTGTAACGTCATCTATTATCCGCTTATTATCAACTTTTGCTTTTTGATTTCGCAACTCTTTTAAGGCGATCTTATCCATCTCTTTACCTAAGCTATCATAAGCGTTTTCTAACTGTTCAGCAGCCGATACTGCTGGGGTACTATCTATTCCAAATAACCAAGTAAGACCATCAGCTACTTGTTCTA